GTGTATATCTGTGGAAAAACTATGTTATTTGTGTATTATTTGCTACTGTGAATAGTGTTTATAAATGGTTTATTATGTGTTTATAAATGGTGTATCTTATTGTGATCTTGGCCCACATTATATCACAAACCCTCCCAAATGTCAAGACCCCTCAGACACCCTCAGAGGTGGCACATGTACTTGACAGTATAGTTTTCCACAGGCACTAAGTGATAAACAGTGAAAACACAGTGAGCATCAGTGATCTCAGTGTCAATGAGTATATTTACCCTGTGGAAAAGTATTACAAACCTGTGGAAAACTAAGTGATAACCTGTGGAAAACTATTTTTCCACAGGTTAATAATGATTGTGAATATGTGTGAATGACAGTGAATAACAGTTGACAAATGTGCAGTCCTGTGATATAGTGAATTAGCAGGTATTTTGTGTGATTGTGTTACCCTGTGGGGGGTAATGCGAAAAAACAAGACTCCCCTAACCTACAGAGGTGACAAAATGCGAGAGAGATATCAAGTGATTCAAAAAATTTTTTGGGGTAAAAAAACACCAATAAGGTTGATTTATAATAATGTGTATGGAACTACACTAAGTCCCTGGAATGAATTTTATTATATTACAATTACTTTGTGGGAGGGATTAAATATACTTGGGTCCCATTATAAGAAAAAAATTTTCCCCAGATAAAAATGCCATATAAGTTGATAGCAAGAGATAAAGTGTTTTGTGAGGGCACATTATCAGAATGTCAAAAAACACTCACTGGTATTTCAAAAATGATTCATGCAGGATTTTCTACTAATTTTGAAATAGATGAGTTTATGATATCAAATGCAAATGAGGACAAAACTACATGGAAACAATATGACTTTTAGTAAACCAATTCTTGCCACATCTCCAAATCAAACCAAAATGAACTGGTGGCAGTATTATATTGGACACTGTTGGATGACAGGCTGGCAGTCCATTGGACATAACTTTCGTATGTGGTCCGATTTGATGGGTAGTAATTATGAAGGTTATGCACTACTCAAAAAAGATGACCCAGAGGCAGAGTGTTTAGATTGGTTCTGGACATCACTTATAGAAGATGATGTTTATTCTAAAGAGTTTCTTGAACACTTGATGCAGATAGTGGATGACATTGAGACTGGTAAAGAAAAACTTATACCTATGGATGATGTAATGGAAAATCTCAAAATTTGGTTGGAAGAAGAATGAATACACATGATGAAATAGAACAAAGTATATTTGTAGGATTTTGGAGCATAAATCATTGCAAGGAAGAACCAAATCAGTTTTGTTTGTGGAAACGAAAAAAACCCAATCTCATTCATAGAATAATGAATTGGTATTTACTTGGAAACAGGTGGATTGACAAGAAATAAATAGTATAGTATCATTTGAATTGATACATATGTCGTCTGCAACCTGAATAAATTTTATGGCAAAAGGATTTACCGTTAAAGCAAAAGAACCAGAGCAACAATCCCTTTTTAATATAGAAAGGTGTAAGGAAAGAATTAGAGGTAAGACAATTGTTTTTTGTTTGCCTGGACGTGGTGTATCATATGCATTCTTAAAAAGTTTCGTACAACTTTGTTTTGATCTTGTTCAATCTGGAGCAAGTATTCAAATTTCTCAAGATTATAGTTCAATGGTAAACTTCGCAAGATGCAAATGCCTTGGAGCAAATGTACTTGCAGGACCAGATCAATTACCATGGCAAGGTAAGTTACAATATGATTATCAACTCTGGATTGATAGTGACATTGTATTCAACACTGATGCCTTCTGGGCAGTCTTTGATATGGATAAGGATATTGCATGTGGATGGTATGCTACAGAAGATGGTAGAACCACCTCAGTGGCACATTGGTTAGATGAACAGGACTTCAAGAACAATGGTGGCGTCATGAATCATGAAATGGTGGATACCATTGGAAATAGAAAAAAACCATTTACTGTAGATTATACTGGATTTGGTTGGACGCTAATTAAGAAAGGAGTCTTTGAGCACCCAGAAATGAAGTATCCATGGTTTGCACCACAGATGCAAATCTTTGACTCTGGAGAGGTTCAGGACATGTGTGGAGAGGATGTTTCATTCTGTCTGGATGCTAAAAGAAAATGTGGATTTGAAATTTGGTGTCATCCACAAATTAGAGTTGGACACGAGAAGACTAGGGTTATCTAATGGAAACATATCGCATTCTTTGTAATGGAAGAGTCATTTATAATGAAATTTCCCAGGATGAGATGTTTGATATTATAGATGAATTATCAGAACAATTTTATGAAACTGGAGTTCCCAATCCAGGGGACCTCATGGTAGAATGTATTAGAACACAGGAGATTTAAATTATGGCAAATCGTCCATCATTAACCAATAAGGTTATTATTGAACATAAACCAAAGAAAACAAGACAGGGACGATCAAATCAAACGATTCTCTCTAGAACCTCTCGTAATGGTCCTAAGAAGAGATACAGAGGACAAGGTAACTGAATATACATAAAGCAGGTCTAAACCTGCTTTTTTATTGCTCATATGGCATATTTAAATCATAATCTTCCTACAATTACTTGTTATGTTAGAAATGAGTTTCTTTATAATCACAAACAAGGTCATGGTGAAGTAACTTTATGTGATGTTCATTCAGTAGCATCCTTAGAAAAGCATGTACCTCTCTTTGAAGCATTTTTAGAAAATGGCGTTAACTGGACTAGAAGACCCATTCATGCATTTTGTTGGAAACCTGATGCTCCAATACCTAAACTTGAAGAATGTATGTGGTGGGACTGCTTTTCTCCTTACATTGATGTTCAAATAAGGTCCAGACTTGCTGGGTTACGTGCAGAACTCATTAATTATAAAGGAGAAAAGAATGAAGGAGTTTACATGTTTACTTTAGATTGGTCTTGGGAATCAAAATCAACTCTAAATACTAATTTCAGCGAGACTCCAGAGCATAAATGTGCTCATTTGTTCAAAATGGACAATGGAAATTTCTATGCATATCCAAATAATAAGATTTTATGGTATGATGATGCTTGGATTTGCAATAGAATTACCAAAAATCCTGGGTATCAAATAGATTTAACTGAATATTCAGTTGAAAATAAAAGAAAAATTGAAACTTCTGATGATTTTATGTACGAGATAGGGATAGGAACCCCTTAAAAAGTTCTAATTCACTAGAATTAGGAGAAAAATGTCAAACTTACCAGTAGATAGAGACAAAAAGTACATGTATGACATGTGGGGAACCACAAAACTCGTAACTGATTATGGAAAGTTACCAAAACCAAAGACAATTCAAGAAATTATGCATGATGACATTCCAAAAAATAGTCATTTTCTGAAAGAACAAGCAGAAATTCATGAAAAAATTAGAAATGATGATGATTATGATGATTGGGAGTATGGAACTGAACCAACTTATGGAAAACCACAATATTGTGATTGTAACCACAATAAATATAAGTAAATAATATACCTATAAAGTGCCTTTAGAATCTGTATCAAGAGGATTTAAAGATATCAGTTTATCTTTTAAAAGAAATCCAGTTACTAATGATATTATTTCATTAAGAAACGAGGATGCAATTAAAAGATCAGTCATCAATCTGGTGAGAACTAGAGTTGGCGAAAGATTCTTTAATCCTCTTTTAGGTTCTAAGGTAGAAAATTATTTTTTTGAACTTGCAGGCATTGATGTAGAAGAACCACTTAAGGAAGAAATTAAAACAGTTATTAATAATTTTGAACCTAGAGTTAGATTGAGAAATGTGAGCGTTGCATTTTTACTAGATGATAATGCCATGGATGTAAGTATTGTATATGATATTGTTGGACTAAGTGCCCCACAACAAGCAATAACTTTTGTACTTCAACCAACCAGATACTAATAATGGCATTTACCCAATTTACTAATCTAGATTTTGATCAGATTAGAACATCAATCAAAGATTATCTAAGATCAAACTCAAACTTCAGTGATTTTGATTTTGAAGGATCAAATTTTTCTATTTTAATTGATATACTTGCATATAATACTTACTTGACTGCATTCAACACCAACATGGTGGTCAATGAGTCATTCATTGATAGTGCAACACTCAGAGAGAATGTAATATCTTTAGCAAAAAATATTGGATATGTTCCATTATCCAGAAGAGCAGCAACTGCAAAGATAAGTTTCACTGTATCCAATATAAATTCTACTTTTAAAACTGCAACTCTTAAAAAAGGTATTGTTTGTACTGGAAATTTAGACAATACTAGTTACATTTTTTCAATTCCAGAAGATATTACCATTGGAATTAGTCAAGGAGAGTGTACTTTTTCTGATGTAACAATTTATGAAGGAACATTACTAACTAAAACCTTTATAGTAGACACTTCTCAACCAAATCAAAAATATATTTTACCAAATCCATTCATAGATACCTCAACAATTAGAGTAAATGTAAAGGAAACATCTCAATCTACTACATCTAATGAGCATGTGGCAGTAGAGAACATCTTAAGTATAAATTCTAACTCAAATATTTTTCTAATTCAAGAAATTTCAGATGAAAAATATGAACTTTTCTTTGGTGATGGAATATTTGGTAAGAAATTAAGTAATAACAATGAAATAGTAGCAACATATATTACTACAAATGGCAAACAAGGCAATGGAGCTTTAGATTTTGTGTTCTCTGGAACTGTTGTTTCAAATACAGGGTCAAATTTAGGATCTAATGTTGGTATTATATTGACGGATGAACCAGCAAATAATGGCGATGACATACAAACTGTAAATTCTATCAGATATTATGCTCCAAGAATGTATTCTACTCAATATAGAGCAGTAACTGCATCTGATTATGAGGCATTGTTACCTTCAATTTATTCTAATATTGAATCAGTAACTGCATATGGAGGCGAAGAATTAGTTCCACCTCAATATGGTAAGGTTTTTATAGCAGCAAAACCAAAAAATTCTGATTATTTGTCAGAACAAACTAAGGAAAGACTTTTATCAGATCTCAAGAAATATAGTATAGCAGGAATTCAACCAAGTTTTGTAGATATTAATGTTCTATATGTTGAATTAGATTCCACAATTTACTATAACTCTAATTTTATTGGAGCATCAAGTGACTTGAAAACTCAAATCTCTAACTCCCTTCAAAGTTATGCAGATTCTACTGATCTAAACAAGTTTGGTGGGAGATTTAAATATAGTAAATCAGTAAGAATAATTGACACCACAAATAATGCAATTACTTCAAATATAACTAAAGTCAGAATTAGAAGAAATGTTGGCGTTATCATTGGAGAACCAACTCAGTATTTAATCTGTTACGAAAATAGATTTTTCGCTTCTCTCTCAGGGTACAATATTAGAAGCACTGGATTTTATGTGAATGGAATATCTAGACAAGTTTATTTGTCCGATATACCAAATGCAAATTTAACTACTGGAAGATTATACTTAGTTTCATTTGATGGAGAAAAGGAATCTACAGAACAACAAGATGTTGGAACTGTAAATTATACCACTGGAGAAATTGATATAGATAATATAAATGTATCCTCCACATCACTTCCCAATAATACTATAGAGATAGAAGCAACTCCATATTCAAATGATGTTGTTGCTAAAAAATCCATTTACCTGAAATTAGATATTGGAAAAAGTAATTTGACATTAGTAAAGGATATTATTTCAT